TTTCTAACATTGAATTAATAACAAATATTAAACAATTATTAATATTTTTATCATTTTCAATATATATATCACTAGTAAAATATACAGTTAAATTATTATATTTTAGTGTGATATTACCGCCATTATTAAACCGCATTTTAACCGGACTGATTATTAATGAATTTGACATAATGTATTTCCCTTTCTTGTTTGATTATTAGTGTTTAACGCTAGCCCCCTAAGAGAGCTACTATTAAAGACTAAATATCGTTAATCATTTGATTTAAACAATTGATCGAATAATTCATACCGTTTTCATAACGTGTTATCAGGTGATCGCGCTGGGCTATCAGTGCACCCTCTACACCTAAACTATCTACACTATCAATATTTAATAAAAAACTATTAGAACCCACTACAACGAGGTAATTACTACTCATTTTTCTAATTCTAGGTTTGTCTGCTGAATTTGTCATATTATGTAATCCTTGTGTGTTGGTTGGTTAGTGTTTAGTGGTTAATAACATTGCACCCGCGTGTGCTGGTGTAAGTTCATTATACAATAAACACCTTAATGAATAATGAACAAATCTCAATTAATTGCATATTTAGTATGATTAGTTTTATCTATAATAAGTGGCCAGTTCAATAGTATTTAACTATAAATAACTCGGATTCACACTTATACACATATATACACATATATACATACTACAATCTATATATAGCTCTGTAACGCTCTAAAAGGGGCATAGGTTGAACGTTAGCAATAAGCTATATAATCATAAGGCCCACACCACGAACGTTGAATACAGGGACTTATTCAGGTTTTATTCAGGTTCAAATGAAATAAACTATTGACAAACCTATATTTATATGAAACTGAATCAAACTGAATATAAACTTAACTTAATCTAATATAAATATTGAACTATCGTTCATTATTGGTGTCTAATATATAAAAACTAGTTAATAGTCAAGGTAATACTTATAGTAAATAGCTATAAAAGAGTACTTTAATATAACCTAATAAAAAATACTGTATAGATGTACAAGAAAGTACTGTAAGTAATTGATAAATAACAAGATATTAATAAGATATAATATAATTAGTAACTAAAGAGTAATAAAAACAATAGGTTACACTATATCTAGCGTTTATTGAAGATATTTGTTTACTTCTTACTCTAAATAGTATCTATAATCCTTCATTCATACTCTATTCAGGTTTGTTCACCTCTTATTCATATTTATATCCCATTCAGCTACCCCTCTTATGCAAGGTTCATGCCAAGTACTTATACTATTTAGTTATATCTCTTATAACTTTTTAATTCTCTAGCATCATTCATGCCATGTGCTTAGACCATTTAGCTATAAGCCTTATTACTTTTTAGCCTAAGACTTATCAATTTATATATGCTATCATGTGAGAGGGTGGCTAGGTAGGGGGGGTAAGGGACAGGTGGGGTACCGGGGGTAGGTATAGTGCCATCCCATATAAAAATTATAAAAAAAGGTTGTATACTACTATGAGCAAAAATAAACCTTATACACTGAGTAAACTAAATGAACACTAATAATATAAGTGGACAATATAATGGTAAACGAAATAATGACAGTATCAGCTCACCTAACAGTGTTCGATACAAAGATAACTTTGCTAGTATATTTGGAACAAGTAAGTCAAAGGTTGAGAAGTTTGACTCAGAAAAAGCTACCCTATCTTACTTAGAACATGAGACTCTTCTCTTAGAAGTAGGTGATAAGATTAAAGATCTAGAGACTAGATTAGATCAATTGTCTTCGTCAATAGACTTGATAGCTAATAATAGTAATGATGATATTTACCCAATAGTAGAGTATATTTAATATGTTTAAGAAGAACTCCTTAGTACTTCGTAAGATTACTGGTACTTTTATATGGAAATTGGAAAGAGATTTTGTAGCTAAAGGTATAAGAGTACCTAAAGGTTTTGAGACTAACCTAGCTTCTTCTCCTAAGTTTTTATATGGTATCTTTCCTAACAGTGGTGTGTATACAGAAGCGTCTGTACTCCATGACTATATGTACTCTAACTACGATAACGTTTCTCATATAACTAAAAAAGAAGCTGACAACACTTACTTATTGTTTTGTACACAACTAGGTGTAGGTCGTATACGAGCTAAGCTTATGCATACTGCATTAAATCTATTTGGTAGTGACTACTATCGTAACGATAAAAATATATAAACTAAAATAAGAATTTAACTATGACTAATAATACTACCCGAGAACTTACAGCTAAACAAGAGCTGTTCTTAGAATACCTCTTCAACAGTGCTGAAGCAGGTGGTGAAGTTAAGAGAGCTGCTGCATTGGCAGGATACTCTGAGAATGCTAGTTATGCATTGGCACGTACCCTACGAGATCAGATACTAGCTCGTACAGAAGACCACCTAGTGTTCTCAGCTGCTAAGGCAGTACAAGGACTTACAGGTTTGATGGAAGAAGATAACTTTAAGCAGACTAAAGCTGACCTTAAACTAAAGGTTGTACAAGATATCTTAGACCGTACTGGTGTAGCCAAGAAGCAAGACATTGGTGTAATCGTTACATCCGATACTCCTTTATTCTTTATACCCGCTAAGGTGGTCACTGAAGAGGAGTCTACTAAAGATGGCAGCTTCTAATAAATTAAATAAAACAGCCCCAGCTCGTAAAGAGAGTGGTACTCGTAATGGTCACTCGCACAAGTACTCACCTAATACTACGAAAAAAGCTGGTGCACCTTATACAGATTATAAAGAAGGACACAGACATCACATCATAAGAAGTGATGGTGGTAAGTTCTTAAGAATGGAGTCGGCAGGGAACCCTAGCCACACTCACGGAGCGTAAAGATAACATTATGATAGATGAGAATTTCTTTGAAATATATCCAATAGACTTTCCAGATTATTGGTTAGAGATGAACCCTAATATCTACGAGGTTTATCATAAGTTACTAACAACACCTAGACCTCAATACGGTAAGCTTAAAGGCCGTAGAGGATTTATATTGGATGCACCTAACTCTTTATATATTCCAGATACTCCTCGTATTCATTTATATGTACAGTTACTCATTCAATGCAGAGTAGAGAATGTTTTATCTCTAAGGGATGCAATTGATCGTGTCCTTGATTTCGAAAGCAAGAGAGATTGTCCAGACGTTAATCCCGATACTAGACTATCACCTGCTGGTATATCTAAAATCTTTACAGTAATTGAAAAAGATTTTGGTGTTGCTACCGTAGTCGCTGCCACTGGTAAGCTCAGAGAATATAAAGATCTATCATCTACTCAAAGAGCTGTACAAGGTGATCACAGAAACCTTAAATCTCTTCCTAGACAAGCTACAACTGTCAATAAAAAGAAAAAGATACAGCGTGATGAGATAGTAGAGATCAATAAAAAGATTAAACTAGCTGAGGCTGAGAAAAGAAAATTAAAAAGTATGGTTGTTAGACGTGCAGCACTCTTAGGTGTAGCTGGCGACCCTACTAAACTAGTCCTTGGTAAGAATAAACGTGGTGAAGACACCCTTGTATCTGAAAACAAGTTAAAAAATTCAGATGTAGATAGTGATACACCAACTCTAGGCAAAAGACGCTCACAAATATTCGCGCCTACGCAAGATTTGATTACTAAATACAACAATGGCCTGTCCTCAGGCTTAGATGAGCACCTCCTTATGGAGATGTACCAGCAGATCCTACTAGATTCTAAAAAATCTGGTGGAAAAGCTTTAGGATTCCTACCCACACCCCGACAATACTTGTTCATGTCAGCTAATGAAGACATTGTACTCTATGGTGGTGCCGCTGGTGGTGGTAAATCCTACTCAATGGTGCTAGATGCCCTACGAAACGTACATATACCCCACTATAAGGCTGTAATCATCCGTAAAACGGTGAGAGAGTTAGGACAATTGATAGATAACAGCCGAGAGCTGTACCCTATAGCCTTTCCCGGCGCTAGGTTCCTATCAAACGACAAAGTGTGGAAGTTTCCTAGCGGTGCACAGATATTTTTTGGTTACTTAGACAATCCTTCGGATAAATATTTGTTTCAAGGACATGAGTACCAGTATATTGGATTCGATGAACTATCCCAGCACGCAACAGAAGAAGGATTTAGATATCTCTACACACGAGCACGTGATCCTAGAGAAAAGATGAAACCTTCCTTACGAGCTACGGCAAACCCCGGATCGTTGTGGGTATATGAGATGTTTATTAAGGATCGGGAACCAATGAAAGCATTCATTATGCCCGGTACTGAGAACAATACCAGACCCATAACAATGAAATTTATACCTGCTAAGTTAGAAGATAACCCATACTTAAATAATAATGGTGCCTATCGTTCTGTACTTGAGTCAGGCACAGAGCTTGATGTAGAGCAACTCCTCTACGGTAATTGGTTAATTGCTGTTGATAATATGTTCCCCGAGTTCAATAAAGACATACATGTAGTTGAACCTTACGATGTCCCTAGACATTGGAACAGGACTGCCGGATTAGATTATGGTTACCGTGATCCTTCCGCAGGTGTTTGGTTTGCCACTAACCCAGAGACTGGAGCTATCGTTATCTATGATGAGTTTCTAGAGACTGGATTGACTGGTAAAGAGTTTGGTCAAGCTATAGAAAAGAAAGAAGAGTGGGAAGACATGGCAGTTGACCACCCAATAGATTGGTCTGTATTCGCTCGTACAGGGCACACAGGACCTACTATTGCCGAGTCTATGTTACAAGTACAGAGCTTAAGACTAAGACCTGCTGATAAGAATAGAGAGGCTGGTTGGGTACAGATACATGAAATACTACGTAATGATGTACGTACAGACAAACCTCAAGTAGAAATATTTAGTAGTTGTACAAAACTGATACGACAAATACAGACAGCTAAGGTACACCCTAGAAAACCTAACGATCTTAATGATGTCCGGAATAAGGAAGGTCATTGGGATTTACTAGATGCTCTTAGGTATGGTGTCATGTCTAGACCTAAGAAGCAATCTCGTAGAGAGATGCTTAATTCTTTTAAACAACAAAATGAATGGGGTAAGATCGACTCTTACTTCTCACTATAATATTATAGTAATAACGGAGTCCGATACAACATATGGCTAATATTGACGATATGGAAGGCTTACAAGGCCCTTCCCCAGAAAGTATTAAAGAAGAGCAGAAAGAATCTGACAGTAAGATTGAAGGTTTGTTTGAAGGTTTTGAAGTACCCGCTATTGTAACTGCAATCAAAACTAAGCTAGATCAATCTGAAAGACATAGACGACAGCGAGAGAACCAGTGGTTAAAGAATACTAACTCTTATAGAGGTGAAGATTCTTCTGACAATACATTTAGGAACTCAGAAAGAAGTAAGGTCTATGTCCGAACAACAACTGTTAAAGTAAAAGCTGCATACTCACAGATCATTGAGGCTTTGTTCTCTGATAACAAGTTCCCAATTACCATTCAGCCAACAGTAGTTCCAGAGGGTGTATCCCAATGGGCACATATTAAAACTGAGATGGACGAAAGTGCAGAGACTATGGAGTCCCCTAAGGACAATGTAGATACCTCACCTGAGGGTGGCGTAGGTTACGCTGGAGATGGTTTCGAACTATCCCCCGGAGCAACCTCAGCTAATCTGTCATTCCTAGGAGGACTTGAAGAAGGTCTAGAAAAGGATGGCGAGAGTATTATGGAAGCTGGGTATGCCCACGTTCCGGGTGCTGTTAATATAAATCCTAGTAAGATTGCTGCACGTAATATGGAGAAAAAGATTCACGATCATCTAGAAGAATCTAAAGCTCAATCACATGTTCGTAGAGCTATACACGAGATGTGTCTACTTGGTACTGGTGTTGTTAAAGGACCGTTCAATGTAAACAAAGAAGTCCCTCGTTGGGAAATGAATGAAGAGACTGGAGAAAAAGAATACAGGCCTACTATACGTAAGAGCTTTAGATGTTCACAAGTATCTCTATGGAACTTCTATCCAGACCCGACAGCCCTTACCCCTGAAGATCTTCAATGGGTAATAGAGCGACACAGGATGAATAGTTCTCAAGTAGCTGACCTTACCTCACGTCCACACTTTAATAGTAAAGCTGTGAAACGTTTGTTAGAAGGTCCGGGTAATTATACTTACCGTAGCTTTGAGACCAGCTTAGAACCTGATCACGTACAACCTGAGAATTTAGATGATCTCTACGAAGTACTAGAGTTTTGGGGCTACTTAGATAAGAAGATGCTTAAGGAATATAAACTTCCTGTAGATAATCTTATTGGTGATAGAGCACAAGTTAATGTATGGATATGTGGTAACGAGGTTCTACGTGTAGTAGTTAACCCATTCTTACCTCAACGTATTCCATACTACGTTACGGCTTACGAGACTGATCCTTGGACTCTATGGGGTACTGGTGTACCTGAGTCTATGGAAGATAGTCAAATGCTAATGAATGGTTTCATGAGAATGGCTGTTGATAACTTAGCACTAAGTGGTAATTTGATATTTGACATAGATGATTCTATGTTAGAGCCGGGACAATCCGCAGAGATATACCCCGGTAAGATATTTAGACGTAGGGCAGGTGGTCAAGGACAAGCTATACACGGCATATCTTTCCCCAACACTGCACCTTCTAACATGGATATGTTTAGACAGGTACGTCAATTAGCAGATGAAGAGACGGGTATACCCTCTTTTGCACACGGCCAGACTGGTGTTACTAGTCCTACACGTACTGCATCAGGTATGTCGATGCTACTTCAGAATGCTTCATTGAATATTAAAACAGTTATACGTAACATAGATGACCACCTATTAGCTCCACTGGGCCAAGCTCTAGTTAAAGCTGAGATGCAATTCGGTAACGATAAAACAGTAATAGGTGATTTAGAAGTTAAAGCTACAGGCTCAAGCTCACTACAAGCTAAGGAAGTAAGATCAACACGTATCAATACTTTCTTACAGTTGTCAGCTCAACCTGCACTAGCCCCTCTTATAAAGATACCTACCCTATTAAAAGAGTTGGCAATAACATTAGATGTAGATCCAGATGAGATTTTAAATAGTCCAGATGAAGCTGCTATCTATGCTAAGCTAATGGGTGAGATGGCTCAGGCTGTTGCTCCTCCACAGCAAGCACAAGGTCCTGAAGGACAGGCTATGCCTCCGGGTATGGCAACCCCCAACGATCCTCAATTTACTGGTAATACAGAGGGAGCAGGGAACGCAGGAGGTTTGAATGGACAACAGCCAGCAATATAAAGAAACATTAACTGGGAACGATTGGCGTTCCTTAGTTGTTTCTACTGGGAACTCACAAACGTGGGATCCGATTAACTTATATGTTTCACATATAATTGGTCGGATACAAACTCAATTAGAAACGTGTACTGTAAGTGAAGTGCCTGAGCTACAAGGTCAGATCAAAGCTTACAGAGCTATACTCTCTTTGAGAGATAAAGCTAAAAAAGAACTAGCGTTCTTAGAATAAATATAATAAACAAACAGCTACCCGGCTTAAAATGAAACACAATCCTGTGCTACCTCATAATTAATTTGCCGACCTATTTGGATAATAAAAATAATATGAATACGATGAACACACAAACTGGCGTTACAAGTACTAATAATAATACTGTAGCGATCGCATCTCACGATTCAACACACCAAAGTGTTGCTAGAGCAAGTGCACTTAATAAGCTAGAACAAGAGATCCAAGATCTTTCTAACTTACATATGCAATCTCAAGTGAATCAAGCTGGTGCCAACGCAAGTGGGGACACCACTTTACAGGGCTTAGCTCCCAACATGACTATGAACCCGAACGACGGTCCGGCCACCTCAAGTCTTCCAGAGCCAACTACCCCTGAAGAAAAAAGTTATCGTGAACGTTATGCGAATTCTAAAGCATACTACGATAAGACCATTACAGATACACGTGCGGAGTTAGCAGTTGCACAAGCTGCTCTCGCTAATGCACAAAACCCACCTCAAACAGCAGAAGAGTTAGAAGCACTACGTGCCCGTAACCCTGATATGTTTAAGGCGTTTGAATCTATGGTTAGTAGTAATCAAGGTATGACAGAGACTCGTGTTCGTGAACTTGAAACACAACTTGCTAAGACTCGTCAAGAGAAAGCGGTAGGTGATGTAGTAAAGAAACACGAAGACTTTTATCAGATCATGTCTTCGAATGAATGGACTGAATGGAAAAACAGACAGCCTCATAATATTCAAGAGATGATCAATGGGAATACAGACGATTCAATATCTATGATTCGTGCACTAGACCTATACAAGTTCGACAAAGGTGTTGCAAGTAGTTCATCTATGCATACACAAAACCAACAGTACGCCAATAACAATAGCTCTGCTGCTGATGCTGTAACCGGCACACAAAGTACAGGGGTTGACTCTGGCGGTACATCCAATAAGCGGGTATGGACTAGGTCTGAGATAGCAAAAATGTCAATACAAGAGTATGAAACTTTTGCAGAAGATATTTTACTAGCTCAAACCGAAGGTCGTATCCGTGACGACAAACAAACTAATCGGTAAGGTATGATAAGTAATAAACTAATAAAAGTAAACTACATACCTTACGAAAAACTAATTATAAGGTATATATAACATGGCTAATTTTAATGCCGCAGGTACAGTAAACTTCGGACAGAATTCACCTACTGGTAACTTTCTTCCTGAGATTTATTCTAAGAACGTCCTACTTAAACTACGTCGTGGTTCTGTAGCAGACGCTATAACTAACAGTGATTACTTCGGTGAGATCGCCGCATTCGGTGATACTGTTAAAATTATGACTGAACCTACAATCACTATCAAGGATTACACACGTAACCTTGCTCTTACATCTGATGCAATCGAAGATGTTGAGAAGCAGTTAGTAATTGACCAAGCCAAATACTGGCAGTTCACGCTTGACGATATTGAGAATACTATGTCTCACATCGGATGGCAAGCAATGGTTACTAACCAAGCAGCTTACCAGCTTATGCAAAACTACGATAATGCAATCCTTGCTTACATGTCACTTAATGCTAACGTATTAACTGCTAACGTATTCAATGACCTTACCGAAGCTAGCGTCCTAGATCTTTCTACTCCTGATTCTTTGATGAACCACTTGACAGCAATGTCAGTTCGTTTATCTAAGCAAGATGTTGTAAACGAAGGTCGTTTCTTAATCCTTCCACATGATGCTACCCAAGTACTTGCACGCGTTGATTCTAAGTTGATCAACAGTGATTACAATGGTGGAGCTATGGATGTTAAAGATAACGCTTCTTATGCTGGCATGCTTGCTGGTTTCCAAGTTTATGTTACTAACAATGCTCCTACTTACACCTCTACTGGTTCTGGCGGAACAACTCGTAACACAATCTTAGGTGGTCACACTTCAGCTGTATCAACGGCTCAGACTATCTTGAACACTGAGACCCAGCGTTCAACTACTACTTTCGGCGACATCATCCGTGGTCAACACGTTTATGGTCGTGGTGTAGTACGTCCTGAAGCTTTATCTGTATCGCACGTTAAATTTGCTTAGTACTAACTAAGTAGATTACCAATAAAAGGGGAGTGCTGTGTATCCCACAGTACGCCCTTTTTTTATATTTATAATATACATATATATAATGCACTGAGGTTTAATAATATAACATGGCTAAAACATATTTAGAACTAGTCAACATAGTCCTTAGGGATATAAATGAAGTCCCTCTTTCAGCTGGGACATTTGATACTGCTAGAGGATTACAATCCTTTGCAAAAGAAGCTGTGAATAGATCTCTGTTAGATATCGTGAACTATAATGATGAATGGCCTTTCTTAACTAATATACCTACATCAGTAGGGACTAGGCCACACACAAACTATTTTAATACTGTTGATGGCACTTCCGAGTATTCATTGTCAAGTAGTATAGATCAAATAGATTGGGACAACATACTTATATCTGACGAATCCTCTACAGACATCGCTGTTACTAAACTTGAGTTCATTGCTTATGATGCAATAACTAGGTTTAAAGAATTAAAAGGTACACCTAAGTATGTGTACAACACTCCTAATAGGGGTTATGTAGGACTATATCCACAACCTACAAAACAACTTAAAGTTGAATACATCTCTTGGAAAGAGCCTACTATCCTTTCTCTATCAACCGATACACTTCCTTTTGAAGATAGATATTACACTGTAATAGTTTCTAGGGCTAGATATTACTTGTGGATGTTTAGAGAAAACTCACAACAAGCCTCAATGGCTCTGAATGAGTATGAAGATAATATTAGAAACATGTACCGGAACATAATGAATCCTCCCTTTAACTCAATGAGAGCGATTTAATATATGTCTTCTGTACTAAAAACTCAAGAGGTTTCTTTTAGTGGGGGTTTAGATACAAGATCTACATTACAAGACTTACAGAATAGGCCTGGGGTTGCTACACAACTGGTAAACTTTGAACAGAGTCTAGGTGGTGGCTATAGGCGTATAAATGGTTTTGAATCTATTGCAGAAAATACTCCCCCTAGTAGTACTTCAAACCCCATACAGGGTATATACTTATATAGAACAGGTATGGTAGTATGTAAAGATGATAAGATCTACCACACTTTTGACAATATAACTTGGACAATAGTAAATAGAATATCGTCATCTTTCTTAGATAGATCAACTTTCACAGCACTTCCTGAAGCTACTCGGTCTTCTTGTACTACATATACTTTTGATACGTTTACTCAAGGAGCGTTAGGAGGTAGGACAGACTTACTTATACACGACGGTAATAACACATCAGCAGTCTTAACTATTACAGGTACCTCTAATGCTAACGCTACTTTCAGGTATGTTGAAATAGGTGCTGTAGTAGCAGGTGGTGTAGGTATATTACATAAAGACCAACACATTGTAGCCTTAAACAGAGAAGAGCCTTCCTCTTTCTTTGTATCTAAAATAGCTGATATGGAAGACTTCTCAGGAACTTCTAGTGGTAAGTATAGTGTTGCAGATCCCATTATAGGACTTAAATCTTTTAGGGAGATACTATATATTTTCTGTAAAGAGTCTATATGGAAAGCCACAGAACTTAGCTCAGGTACTCCTAACATACAACCTGTGTTTAGAAACATAGGATGTGTATCCAACTCTACAATACAAGAGGTTGGAGGAGATATAGTTTTTCTTGCTACCGATGGATTACGTTCTCTAGGAGCTACCACTAAAATAGGTGATGTAAATATTTCTTCTATGTCAGTACCTATAAGTGGGTTGGTTCAAAAAATACTTAGGAATCGTTCAGAATATACTTTCACTTCAATAGTTATAAGAGAGAGTAATCAATATAGATTGTTTTACACTGAAGTAAATAGTGTGACTCCCGGCAAAGGTATAATAGCTTCTTACTATCCCAATAAAAATAAACAAAGTCTTTGGGCGTTTAGTGAAATAAACGACATTCGTATGGTGGTCGCAGACTCCAGAATTAGTTTAGGAAAAGACTCTATCGTTCACGGAACTGATACTGGTCTATTGTTTAAACATAATTCAGGAGATACTTTTGCAGGTACTGAGATAAACTGGAATGTACATACACCATACTTTGATTTAGGTGACGTAGGGTTAAGAAAGAACGCTAGAGATTTAACCTTCTACCTAAAACCAGAAGGTTTAGTTAATATGGAAGCGTCTATAATATTCGACTACGATGACTATGATGTCCATCAACCACTACCTTACGATGTACTTACTTCAAACCCCCCTTCATTATTTGGTTCAGCAATATTTGGGGTAAGTTTGTTTGGTTCAAAATCTATATCAATAGATAAAATACAAATTCAAGGATCCTTTAAGACAATGTCTTTAAGATTTAATAATAAAAGAAATGAGCCTTCGGCACCGTTTACTTTACAAGGTTTCGATATCGCATACACAGAAGGTAGCAGGATTTAATATGACAGGTTATACAAGACAAGATTCAATAATAGATGGAGAAGCGGTTAATGCCATCAAATTTAATAGTGAGTACGATCAACTAGTAGCAACCTTTGACGCAACTACGGGACACACACACGACGGTTCTTCAGGACAGGGTGGAGTGATCTCGGGAATTGTTAAAGACTATTCATCTGCAACAGTGTATGAGTTAGGTAACTTAACTACAAAAAATAATATTGTTTATATCTCACAAGTTATTGCTAACGTAGGTAACGACCCAGTAAGTGATGACGGATCTAATTGGAAAAAAATAAGTCGTGTAGAAGAAGTTAATCTTATTCAAACTAAGATAGATGCTATTGAAGCAGGAGCTACAACTGATCAGACTTCCTCTCAGATCAAAGTATCTTATGAATCTAATTCTAATACTAACGCTCTTACAGATTTATTAAAAAATAAACTAGATGCTATTGAGGATGATGCGACAGCTGATCAGACTTCCTCTCAGATCAAAGTATCTTATGAATCTAATTCTAATACTAACTCTTTTACTGATACAGAAAAAACTAAACTTTCTAACAGTGTAACTGCGAGTGACGTTATAGAGACTAACCTAGACACATTATCAGGTTCAGTTTTCTTTAAGGTAGATCAAAACTCTGTAGGATCCCCCAGTCTGGGCTATAACTACGATGCCAATGGGTGGCAAGTAGACACATCAGGGCAGACTGTCCAGTACTTAGCTGTGGGCACTAATGATAAGTTACTAATGCGTACTGATGACGGAAGCGGGTTTAATTCATGGGAGTCTTTTGTATTTGTTAGTAGTATAGAAGATCAGCTACCAGACTCTCTTAATATAACCAATGACCTTATTGCAGGCAGGAACGTACTAGTAACTAATGACGTTTGGCTTCAATCAAATGATACTTCTGTTTTATATGGAAAGACTAACGCAGGTCTCGGAAAAAGACTAGCGTATATAACCAGCGCGGACGTGGCGACTTTTGGGGACGGGGGCGTTGAATCCAACTATCGAGGTCTTAACGGGTCGCTACAGATTAACAATACCGATGGGGTTTTGATAGAACAAACAGGATCTAACGGCAGGCCTGTTAAGCTAAAGTCTCTGGGTGCTGTTGAAATCGAAGTAGACAGCAACAACAGTGGGGGCGGCGATGACTTTATTATCCGCAATGGTGGGGAAACGGTAATACTCCACAATGGGGTCAGGACTATTTTAACCGGAATTGCAACTAGTTTTCCCTTGAGAATTATCGGCGCTGACAACACGTTTATGGAGTACTATGATTCCAACTCTGGGACATACCGGGGGCTTGGTTGGGATAATACTACTAATCGATTTGAGTTAGAAGATGATTCAGGTGCTTATAATGAAGTAGTACATTCTGGAAATATTGCCAGTAATTTACCTAGCACTTTATCCCCCTCTCTAGATGTTAATGTTGGAAGAAACCTAGATGTAACCGGAGCCTCAACTTTTGACGGACTTGTAACAGAGAAAGCAAACAGGAAGTTAGTTGATTTTGGTACTGTAACGACTTCAGGGTCTTATTTAATCGATAATCCTTTTGGAAATTCTAACTGGCTTGATTGTGATGCAAAAGCAATGATTCTATACAATAGTAAGTGGATCGACACGGGTTGGTTGTACAGTGGTAGTGGATATGGGGTTAAAGCACAAAGCAGATCGGACGGGATACTTGTCGTTACGGGCGGCTCTAGGCTTGCAAGTAGTCCGCAAGACGGTGGTGGTGGTGCAGATTCAAATGGAAATCAACTAACCTCGGCTAGCTGTAAAGTGGTCGTAACATATCATGGGGATACAACAAATGCGTAAACAACAAATACTTTTAACAAATGGACCGTTAATGGTTTTATCATCTTTGTTAGAAAAAATGGACAATGGTCTAGAGTACCCATCCGACTGTTATATGGATACCCCGGATATTGCTGGTATCTATTTACACAATCCTTTAGCTCTACTAAAATTAAAAGATGCTGTAGAATTAAATAAAAGGTTATTAATAAGAAAGAATGCTCTTATTAATATCTCAAATATCACAGCAGAAGTTGATGGTATGGTATTCGATGCAGGTGAAAAATCACAAAGCCGTATAAGCATTCGACTGTCTAGTATGGAAGAGAGTACAGACGTAGCTCGTTGGAAACTTTCCAACAATACTTGGGCAGATATTACAAAAGAACAGTTCCTAAAAGTTCTGGTTATAGCTGCGGAGAAATCTACAAAGATAATGGAAGGGCAAGACTAGAAGTTTTTAGTCTTAGAACATTGTTAGGATAATTAATCAATAGTTAATTAACCTAACAACTATCTCAAAACTTTACTCCAGACGAAACACAAAGGAACAATATTACTATGCAACAAAATAATACTGCTGAGATACTTGCAGAAAGAGAGAGAATAAAAAATTTAGGGTCGGCAGATATTTCTGAACAACAGCAAATGAGTTCTCCGACATCAACACAATATAGCTCTTCTACTAGTACCTCTGTTAATCCTACTTCAGTTGTAGCGAGGCCAGAGGCCATAGCTGCCCAAGAAGCTGAAACACTTTCTATAAATAATCCAACAACTATAGAAACACAAACATACCAAGCCGACACTATAGGATCTGACAATGCAGCTAAAGCTGTCAGTACTCCTGAGTCTACAGCGCAAGCAGCTATAGGTAATCTCCCGCCAGAAGCTTTGATTAGTTCTCAGATGGAAGAGCTTACTAAGAGCTTAGAGAATAATGACGAGACGCCTATATGGGCTAGGGGTGCAGTTGATGCAGTAGAAGCTCAACTAGCAGCAAGAGGATTGACTAGGTCTTCTATAGGCCAGTCAGCTTTAACCAATGCTATTGTTCAAGCTGCTATGCCAATAGCTCAGGGTAATGCACAGGCGGTACAAACATCTTTCTCTCAGAATGTTAACAACAGACAGCAAGCTAATATATTAAATGCTCAGCAAGGACAACAGATAGTTTTA